ATTAATATACTTCCGGGTATTCTCCTGAACCTAGGACACAAGCAAACTTTGCATCATATTCTATTATTGTCCATGTTTTTGTTTTCACATTTTCTAGAAACGCTATCTGTGTAGGTTTTCCTTCTATTGCCAAATCATTTGGTGCAACACGAAGTATTTTTTCTCCAAATATTTTATCTAATCCCATTAAAAGTGTTTTTGTATCTGCACATTTAACCGGTTTCTTTGTATCAATAAATTTGATATTTTCTATATCTAAGGTTTGGCCATGACTAATGGCAACTGTCAAACACAATAAAAGTCCCGTTACCATCTTACTCATAGCTATCTCCTTAAAGTGGTGCGCCAAGTAGGAATTGAACCTACACTCAGTCGATTATGAGTCGAACGCTTTACCATTAAGCTATTGGCGCTTTATCTGGTCCGGCGACCAGGAATCGAACCTGGATTGATAGCTTAGAAGGCTACTGTTCTGTCCATTGAACTACCGCCAGGAGATTTATTTATTACGATGTTTAACCAAATGGTTCAAAGAGTGGATCACCAATCTCGTTGCGGTCGTTTTTATCATACTCAATTTTGTTAACAAAACCCAATTTCTGTTCGTCCGTCCATGTTAACAAATAATCATTGTCAATATCAAATTGTTTCAGATATTCTTCTTGTGTAATTTCACGGGTGCTGGTGATTACCTCATCCACATGATGTTGAGAGAATTCTTGTAAATCACTATCTCCAAGTTTAAAAACAACTTCATCAGCTGCATGTTCAGCCTCATTAGCTTCTACGACATAACGCATACGAAACATAGAAATAGTTTCGACAATATAAAGTTTTTTATCAGCCATTTTTCACTTTCTCCAAGGAATCTTTACGAATCCGATATAATTGATGGTTTCTTTTATCCGAAGGTTCGAATTTGGTTACAGGTAAGAAATCAACCCCGTCAATCTGTTCAACACCCCAGGTCGAGTATGTCCAATAGAACTCTGTCGGGTTCAATTTATTACGCAATTTGATTGGTTTTTGTTCAAAGTTTTTCATAATGAACGCAGTATAACACAAAGAGGGGGCTTTGTCAAGCCCCCTATCCTAGATTACCAATTTCTTGTGGAATTTCTCTTGTCAAATTGTCTTTCCAACTTTTCCACATCGTGGATACTTGTTGGATTATTTGCAAGAATATATTGCTCTAGAGCATTTCCATAATTTTGTAAGTGGTTTAATTCTCGGAGTTTTTCTTGGATAAATTTGAAAAGAGTTTTCATTCTGATTTGTCCTTGATACCAATTTTCTTGATGGCATCTTGAGCTTTGACAATGTTTTCCAACCAAATTTTAAGCATACCGTTTACCAGTTCTGCATCTTTGATTTCAACTTTGTCATTCAAAGTAAAAGCACGTTCAAATCCACGGTTTGCAATACCCTTATATAAGAATTGTTCACCTTCTTCATCTTTGGTTAAACCTTTGACAAGAAGCTTGTTTCCGTCCATAGTAATCTCAAGGTCAGTTTTAGCAAAACCAGCAACAGCCATTTCAATGACGTACTTGTTTTCTTTTACTTGCTTGATGTTGTATGGCGGATAACCAACAGCCTTCTGTGTTTGTTCGGCAGTTTTACGCAACATATCCATTGTTTCATCAAATCCGATTGTGAAAGGTTGTAGTTTACCAAAAAGGTCATTACCAAATACATCTTTAATGTATGTCATATTTTTCTCCTAAAAGCGAGTTAATAATTTGTTACCCCGAAGGCGTAACGATAATCCTGCTTACTTAATACAGGGTCAACTAACGGGTGACAGTGCAATTGCCCGGACGCCTTTTACCGTAGCATCAAACAGCCCTAAGGTGGGCCTGTGTTATATTTATATCTTCTTCTTTGTCCCAATGTTATATTTTGGCGTTAATTGCCATTCATTCTTCTCTTTGTGTGACAGTATTTTAATTTGCGAAATAAAGATTGGTTCAGGTTGTTGTACTTGCGCTTCATTAACAACTTTGACTAAACCCCAATCTTCCAATAGGATTGCAATAGCGTTTCTACGAGACAAGTCATTTTCAGATAAATCTGTCGGTTTCCCGTCAAGTGCAAACAATTCTTTAAAATGTACAATATAGTATTTGCCTTGTTTGTGTAAAATATGGCAAGATTGGAATAAAGTTTTGTCCTTCTTTGAAGCAACACCAATTCTGGTCAATGTCTCTCTTACTTTTAGAAAATCGTCTGGTTGTGTTAAAGTTACTTCAACTAAGTCCTGTATTCCTATCATTATTAATTCCGCCTTTATTTGTTTTTGCTCTTATTTCAGCGATTTGGTCTTCATTAAGTATGCGGAGTGCTTCTTTGGCCTTTTCATTTGAATAACCAAAATATGTTTTAACGCATTCTAAATCTTTCAAAACCTCTGTTTTTTGCCACGGTTGAAATTTCCGTTTCATGGGTCTAATACTATTTAGAAGATACTGATACTGAAGGTCTTTATCAACACCCGGATAGATGTTCATTTCGTTGACATACAGTACACAGTCCATGTGATAAGACAAAGAACGGTTAATAAGAAAAGCTTTATAATCATCATACCCTTCACCATTGAAAACATCTTTCTTGGTTTGAAGAATAGAAGGAATAATCTCTTTGAATAAATCAGGCATTATTTGAACTCACAGTCCACCATGATTTCAGTCATACAGGCAATCATATTAATCTCATGGTCTGCAACGAATGCAGATTGATATTGATACTTAGCCAAATGCAAGACCAACTGGGGTACAGAGTTTGGTTTCAACAGGTCATATAGACCATCATAGATTTTACGATAGATTTTTGTTGGATCATTGTCTAGATTTTGTGTGACCCATTTACGAGCTGATGCAAAGTCTTTCTCTTTCAAAGACTTAATCAGGTCTTTTAGTTGTACATCTGCAACTGAACCGAGAGCACTTTTATCAATAACACCAGAGATAGAGAATCGTTGAAGTTCATTTAGAACCCTACGATTATCTGGAAAGTGTTTAGATATAATTGCCGCGACAACCTCTTTATCATATTTTACTTGTTCAAGTGTAAGGATACTTTCAACACGTTTGAAGAACCTAGAAGCCATAGCAGCTTTAGAACCATTCAATTTAAAGTCGATACAGGTACAACGAGAATGAATCGGTTCCATGATCCGATTTTTGAAGTTACAAGTAAAGATAAACGAACAGTTGGATGCAAATTCATCAATCACTCCACGAAATGCAGGTTGAGTTGAATTTGGATTTAGGTAGTCTGCTTCATCTACGATAACAACTTTGCGTCCACCCATTAAGGACATTGACGAGGCATAGTTCTTAATCTTATTTCTTAGAACATCGATGCCTGAATCATCAGAACCGTTAATCATGATATAATCACAACCAACTTCCTGACATAAGGCTTTTGCAACAGTAGTTTTACCGACACCGGCGGTGCCAGACAACAAGAGATTAGGTATCTCTTTACGATTCACGAATTCCTGAAATGTTACTTTCAGTGATTCCGGAAGAATACATTCTTCAATAGTTTTTGGGCGATACTTCTCAACCCACAACATGTGTTCAGCCATTCAAAAACTCCATAATATAAAAAATTCATTGTATCACACTTTACGCCAAATGTCACCCTCCTTGACGTAAAGTTTACCATCCGGTCCTGGTTTCAAATCCACGGAAACATTTTTTTCTGTTCCAGGAATATATCTTGTACCATTACGAAATGTGACTGATATTGGATCTACCGGTGATGTATCAATTTCACCATATGTAGCTTTAAAAGATAGATAATGGCCAGAGTAATTTAGTTGTTTAACAACATCATCTGTGGCAAGTTCATCACCTTTAAAGACAAGTTTTTCACTGGCTTGTTTATATCCTTCTACACCGATTGCAAAAAGGCCTAAAAGGCCTAGTGATTTTGCAAAAGTTCTACGACCTGTGGGTGTCATTTAGCGTCCTTGATACCTTCAATTAGAGCCTCAACTTCTTTGAATTCTGCAAAGTCGGTTGATAGAGACTGTTTAAATTCATATACAGCAATTTTACGAATAATCTTTTTTGGAAGATTAAGTTCATCGTGAGCCAAATCAATCATATCTGAAATAGATTCATTATTGGATCTTGTTCTGTTCATACATGTAACAATTTCCTCAATATAACCCCTGAGGCTCTTTAGTTGTTTTTCATCAAATGTACCAAATAATGTATTTACTGTAGTCATTTTATAGCTCCGCCTGTAGTTTACTTACAACTTCCAATAAAGGTTCTCTTGTTGCAACATTACCATTCAATAGGTTAATCATTGTCAATTGAATACCTTCAGGATTTTTACCTTCAAATACAACAGAGATTTGTTTTGGATTTACAAAAATTGTGCCTTCTGTTTCGGCATCTAAAAATGGAATTAACATATTACATTACACTTTCATTTTTTTCAAAAGCGACCCAATATTGAATGTCATCTTTTGTGTTTTTAAAATGTGCAAATCCTTTGAAAGAAATTTGCACTTCGTATTCACCAGGAATCATTTTTAAGTTTTCAACTTTAAAAACAATCTTATATGATTTACCGTTACCTGCACCAACATTAATTGAGTTGGTATGTTGTGCATCATCTTTAGCATCATATGCAACCAATTCAACAGATTCACCGTCAGATTGTACAGAGATATTTGGAGAAGATAATACAGAAGATGCCTTCATAATGTCAGCATAGTCTTCAGTAGTCAAAGCGAAAGAGCAATCAACTTCATCCAATTTAATTTCTTTGTTTGGAGGAGTGACAATCATTTCTTTTGCAGCTTTACGGAACTTAGTCTTTCGGCGACCACCGTTGAAGATAACATTTGCAGAATCAAATTCCAGTTCTGTTGCATCTTTAAACAAAGAATATACAGACAAGAATTGGTTCAAATCATACACACAGAAATCTTCAGGAAAATCATCCTTGAGAATCGCCTGTGCAAGTACAGATTTACCTGCGGAAATTGTGGTAAGTTTATTACCTTTTTTAAATTCAATACCCTGATTGATAGTTGAAAAGTTCTTCAACACGCCTAGGGTTTCATTAGATAGTTTCATCTTTTTTCTCCATTACAAAATCTTCACTAGAATACATTATATCATGTTCATACAAAAACATCAAGCAGCACATTGCATGTGCCAAGTGATGTATACCAGATTCGGGATCCATGACTTCACCCTTTTTCCATGCCCATACATGTCTTTCTAGTGCATCAAAGTACCTGCGTTTTGAATCAGGTACTTTTTTCCAATTATCGCGTTCATATTTTTGAGCACCAAAAGTTAAAACTTTAACAGTTTCTTCTAGTGCTAAAGGTGGAAGTAAACCATATTCTAACTTGTTAGCATCAAATTTACGACCAGCCTCCAACATTTTAGGCATTACATTTCTCCAACATAATTAGCAACTGCTGGCATATCTCCATGGAAGTGATAGGTACCAATGTGTGCAGTACGCATCCAAGGACACAACCAAATTGAACCACCCATATTTCTCCACCACTGGCAGAACATGTAATCCTCTGATAGATAACGCTCAGATTTTTCATCAATCACGGTATCAAAATATGCATGAATGTATCTTGAACCATCAAAGTTTGCTTGGCCAACGTGGTCAGGTTTATATCTTAGTTGTGGATACTGTGCAGCAAATTTAGGGAAAACTTCACGTTTAACCATCATAAAACCAGTTCCAATTTCTAGAACTTCAAGAGGTTGTGTAACCGAAAACTGTGCAGTTCCTTTGACAGGATTAAATACAAAGTCACCTGCTACCTTTTCTAGTACACCAGCATCAAGTTCTGGATTCTTTTCAAGAGCTTTTTTGACAGATTTCCATTTGATTGCTTTCTTTGGATAAGGTCCACCGATAACATCTTTATCAAGTGCTAACATTGCGATAACATCTTGCGGATTAAAATTAATATCCGAATCAATAAACAATAGATGGGTGCATTCTGAACGATTCAAAAACTCATCGACCAAATAATTTCTTGCCCTTGTAATCAACGATTCATTGAACAAGAAAGAGAACTTTACCTGGAT